ACTTACAATGAAATGAAAACTGACACTCAGATAATTGTAGACGATAATGTACCGAAAACTATAGAGCAATTATTAAGGAAAAGTGAAAAAAGTCTTAAGCACGTGGTTAATCAATACTACAAAAATCGTGTTAAAAAGAAGGATGTTCTTTATTACGACGAGATTGATATTGTATTTCCAGATGAAAGCAGAGATGATGAGTCATTGAATAGAATCGGTGCAGCAAAATTAGGATTTGACAACTATAATAAAGGAGAAACTGGTTTTGCAGAAGATAACTTTGTCTATGAAGATGGAGTCTATAAGCGCGGCAAAATGAAAGTTAATTCTAATAACGGTTTATATACCTTTGATCAAGGACAGTTAATTACAGATATTATAAATCAGGTAATTATTACCAGTGATTATGTAAAATGGGCGTTAAAGAAAGAAAATTGGACTGCACAAGGACAAATACGTTGGTGGAGAGTAGATAGTAAGACGTTTTTCAAAGGTGCAGAAGATCCTATAACTGGGTATTGTCCTAAAAAAATAGTTTATAGAGTAGAAGAATATCTTGTAGATGCACAGAAGAATGCCACAGCTAATAGTAAAAATCCCGGTGTTGAAAACAAATGGAATGAAGTAGTTAAAAAATACTATTACAATTATACAGGAAAAAATTTAGACATTATTGATTTAAGATTAGAGTTTAAAAACGGTTTTTACAGAGCATTAACTGCTGATATGGGGAAAAATTCCGAAGGGCAACAAGGTGTAGCTCAGTCTACTGGAGGTTCTAACGCAGAAAAGATCGGAGAGCCAGATGATCCAGCAGGTAGTGGTGCCAGTCCTGCTAGTCATAATGCTCCTGATACAATCAAACCTGTATTAACAAAAACATCTACTGCTAATCAAGGGGGTGCCTTTCAAGCAGATGATCCAGCTACTTTAGCAGCTAGGCAATTTCATGATTTAGCCACTAAAGGATATGATATGTTAAATCTTACTATGTCAATATTAGGAGATCCTTTTTATATTACTAGCAGTGGCACTGGGAATTATCGTGCTGGATTTACAGAAAGACAAAATGTTAATCAGGATGGTGAAATGAGTTATGAGAATGGGGAAGTTTATATTGCAGTGTACTTTAGAAATCCAGTCGATCTAACTCCTAGTTATTATATTCCAGAGTTTAACTCATTATACGATTTTGGAAATCAAGAAACACAATTTCAATTCAGTGGGTTGTTTAGAGTATTACAAATTAATAGTAGTTTTGCAAGAGGAAAATTTACGCAAGAACTACAGTTAGTTAGAGTACCTAATCAAGATAATCCTAGTGTTCCTGAAGCTAAGAATGTTGTACCTAAGATTTCTACTCCTAGGGATGATGATCAAGGTATAGAACTTGCAACACCGTTAGAAGAAGCAGATAATGCAGAATTTACAGGATTAGGAAGTAGTGAAGTGGAGTGGCAAGAATCATTGGAACCAACTTATGAACAAGAAACTTATGCACAAGAACTTGGAGATACAGACCTATGAGTGAAGAATATAGGCCGTCGCCGAATAGCTCAACTAAAGATGGTAGTCCTTGTCTAGCTAAGGTCATCAGTGTAGTTGATCAAACTTATAACGGAGTTCTTGAAGTCCAGTTAATGAGGGAAGTGGGAAGTGATGATGCTGCCAGTTCTCAAATCAGAACAGTAAAATATCTTAGTCCTTTTTATGGAGTTACCAGCTACGATTATCTAGGGCAAGATCCCGATACACACGATCAAACTCAAAAAAGTTATGGATTTTGGATGGTTCCTCCTGATGTAGGCAGTTATGTTGTTTGCATTTTTCTCAATGGAGATGAAAAGAAAGGGTACTGGATTGGATGCCCTTTAATGAATGAAAATATGAATTTTAGTACGCCAGGATTTGCTGCTACTGAGTATATTGTAGAAGATAGTAGAAATACTAACCTTGAAAAAACTAGGGTTCCTGGAACTGAATATAACAAAAAGATTCATGAAGGTAATGAAGATGGAACTAGAAAGTTAAAGCCAGAGCATCCTTTAGCCAGTTTTTTAGAGAAACAAGGATTGCTCAAAGATGATGTTAGAGGTATTACGTCAAGTAGTGCTAGACGAGAAGTTCCTAGTATGGTGTTCGGTATAAGCACACCAGGGCCAATTGATAAATCTGGTAAAACGGGTAAAGTTGGCAAAGCAGAAAGTAAAATTAATAATGCTTTTGTAAGTAGATTAGGTGGCAGTAGTTTTGTCATGGATGACGGTGATGATAAATGGGAGCGAGAAACTTTACCTAGTAAAGGTCCACCTGTTTATAAAAATGTAGAAGAGGGTGAAGGAGGACTAAGAGATAGACCTCACAATGAACTACTCCGTTTAAGAACTAGAACTGGTCATCAAATATTAATGCATAATAGTGAAGATTTAATTTATATTTGTAACAGTAGAGGAACTGCCTGGGTAGAGCTCACAAGTGACGGCAAAATAGATGTATTCGCTGAGGATAGTATTAGTATAAGAACTAAACAGGATTTTAACTTTATTTGTGATAGGGATTTTAATTTAGAAGTGTTTCAGAATTTTAATATTAAAGTTCATGGAGAAATGCATACACACGTAATGAAAGATAATGTGCTAATTGTAGACAAGGATCAGAAGATTCATATACGTGCTAGAAAAGATGAAACTATTGAAGAAGAATATCGACAAACAGTAAATGATCATGTCAAAAAATACTATGCTACTGACTATACTCATAATGTAGATGGAAGATTAGATTGGCGTATAGCTAAAGGTGTTAGTTTTACAGCAGGTCAAGGTGCCTCAGGAGCCAAGTTTGCACCCTTTACTGGAAGAGAGGATGACCCTGCCAATCCTGTAGCCAATGACGGAGAAATTACTACCCCAGTTGAAGATGTCAATGGGGAAACTCCAGATCGAGTTGATGTTATTATTAATAAAGATATGCGTATTTGGCATATTAATGGACATAATGTAGACCATCATATCACAGGCTATGTTAAGACTAAAGTTGACGGTGATTATGATTTAAAAACAGAAAGTACCTATGAGCATACTAATCAAGGAGGTATGGATATACGGGTCGAAGGAGGTCATTATCAGTTGTTTAGTCAAAGTGAAATGAACGTTCATACAAACAGTACATTGAAAATACATTCTGATAGCGATATGGATCTTCATACTCCAGCAAATTATAAATTATACTCTGGATCCAATATGGATGTTCATACTCCAGCAAATTATACATTATATTCTGGCGCCAATATGGATATGAAAGCCGGCGGCCATGTTTATACAACCAGCGGTGGTACCAATGAAACTAGTGCTGGAGGAAACATAATAGAGACTGCTCCACAAATTCATATGAATGGTCCAGGAGCTGCCACTGCTGCTACTGCTGCTACTGCTGCCGAGGCTCCTGAAGCTACACCAGCTGAACCTCCAGAACATCCTGAAGAAGCAAGAATCAGTGCCAAAGGAACATTATTCTGTGAATTAAAAACTATAACATTGCCTGATATTTCAAGCCAAGATGATTGGCAAGGTTCCGCTACTAAAGATGTAATTATGCGTAGGATGCCAACTCCTGAGCCTTACCCTCATCATGAAAACTTAGATCCTGAGTTGGTTAAATCAGGACCTACACAGAGAGATCATTTTAATCCTAGAGGTACAGCATTTCCCTTTAGGTACAAAGGTGGAGATTCAAAAGAGATAGCAAGTCATTGGAGAAAGTATAGTACTGACATTGATACTTTCAAACGTAATCCTCCTGTAGAACAAAATGCAGAAGATGAAGGGACATGGGGCATATGACAGCAAGTAGCAAATTATATGATAAAATTACTTTAACTAATGCTAAAACTAAACCAGCATTAGGATCTAAAACTTATAGAGGTTTTAGCACTGTTTCAACAGATGGGAACAGTTTTAGCCTGTATGATTTACAATTAATAAAACAAGATTTAATTAATAATTTTCATATACGTATGGGTGAAAGACTAGAACAACCAGAGTTTGGTACTATTATATGGGATATATTGTTTGAGCCTTTAACTGAAGATTTGAAGGCTGCTGTGATCAGTAACGTAGAACAGATTATAAATTATGATCCTCGTACTCGTGCAGATCAGGTCATTGTGACTACTTACGAGTCGGGAATACAAATTGAATGTGTGTTGACCTATTATCCTTATAATATACAAGAAGCTTTGCAGCTTAGATTTGACCAAGAAAACGGTATAGTTATAGGTTAACTACCTAGTTTATTTGTAAAATAAATATATAAAACTGGAATAAAGATGTCAATAACCGATAGACAAAATAGATTATTAGTTGCTGAAGATTGGCGTAGAATATATCAAAGTTTTCGTAATGCAGATTTTCAGAGTTATGATTTTGAAAATCTTCGCAGGGTAATGATAGCCTATATTAGAGAAAACTATCCTGAAGATTTCAACGATTATATTGAAAGTAGTGAATATCTAGCCTTAATTGATTTGATGGCTTTTTTAGGGCAAAGCATAGCCTATCGTATCGACCTTAATAGTAGAGATAACTTTTTAGAGTTAGCAGAGCGCAGGGAAAGTGTTCTTAGATTAGCTAGACTATTAAGCTATAATGCCAAACGTAATATTGCTGGCAGTGGTCTGCTTAAAATTACTAGTTTACAAACAACCCAAAATGTTTTAGATAGCAACGGACGAAATTTAGCTGGTCAGGTTATTACATGGAATGATCCTAGTAATTCAAGTTGGTATGACCAGTTTATTAAAATACTAAATGCAGCACTTCCTGCCACTAGACAATTTGGAAATCCGGAAGATAAGAAAACAATTTATGGTATTCCTTCTGAGCAATATAGGTTTCAAAGTAGTAATTTAGATGTACCTATTTACAGCTTTGATAAAAGTGTTGATGGTAGAACAATGACATTTGAAATAGTTAGTTCTACTTTTAAAAATAAAGAAGAAATATACGAAGAGCCTCCTAATCGTGGTAATAGGTTAGCTTTTTTATATAGAAATGATGGAAAAGGAAATGCCAGTTCTAACACTGGGTTTTATATGTATTTTAAGCAAGGACAATTAAATCAAGGTACATTTAATTTTACTCAGCCTTCTACAAATGAAACTTTAGATATTGATGCAGCCAATATTAACAACGATGACATATGGCTTTATAGATTGAGTAGTCAAGGTGCTGAATCAGAATATTGGCAAAAGTTAAGCAGTATTGAAGGTAATAATGTCATTTACAATAGTTTAGAAAAATCTATAAGGAATTTTTATACAGCAATTACTCGTGCTAATGATAAGGTAACATTACAGTTTAGTGATGGTGTTTTTGGAAATCTGCCTTTAGGTAGTTTTAGAGTGTATTATAGAACCAGCGAAGGTATAAGTTATACAATTAATCCTAGAGATATGAGAAACATAAGCATTGAAATTCCTTATGTAAGTAATTTTAATCAACCAGAAAGTGTTCTTATTACTCTTAGTTTAGTAACTAGTGTAAACAATAGCAGTCCTACTGAGAGTTCAGTGAACATAAAGCAAAGAGCTCCTGCAACTTATTACACGCAAAATAGAATGATTACTGCGGAAGATTATAGCCTTAGCCCATTTAGTGTAAGTCAACAAATTGCTAAGGTTAAAGCCGTTAATAGATCTAGCAGTGGGATAAGTCGTTATTTTGATTTAGTAGATCCTACTGGAAAATATAGCAAAACGAATTTATTTGCTGATGACGGTGTAATATATAAAGAAGAATTTGTTGATAGTTTTCAATTTAAGTTTACTAGTAAAACTGATATAGAGAGTATAATTTATAATCAACTCTATGACTATCTATCTAGGAATAATTTACGAGATTACTATTATGACAAATTTACAAAAATAATCCCAACCGATACATTTTGGACTAGTATAACTGAAGAAACAAATTTATCCACTGGATATTTTAAAAGTAGCTTTTCTGCACAGGCTCTAAAAGTTGGGACATATACTAGTAGTCTATTAAAGTCTATACTACCAGGAGCATTGCTTAAGTTTAAAGCTCCGGGAAGTTACTATTTTAATACATTAGATAATAACAGTCTTACAACAACGAATAATCAATACGGAGTTCAAAAATATCTTTTCGCTAAAGTGATTGCTGTTGCAGGAGATGGAACCAATGGTGGCTCAGGAATATTAACTTCGGGATTTGGAACAATAAAGTTAAATGATATTATACCTAATACTGCTGAGTTAGCTCAAATAATTGCGCCTTTTAAAACTACATTAAACACTAATGTGATTAGTACAGTGATTGATTTAATATATGCACATAAGCCATTTGGTTTAAGATATGATATAGCTACAAGCTCTTGGGCTATTATTTTTGAGGTAAACTTAAATTTAGTAGATAATTTTAGTCTAGCGCAGTCGGGTTATAATACAAATGAAAAAGCAGATAGTAGCTGGTTAGTT